AGAAAGATCGTTTTCTAGCTCCTCCTTTTGGTTGTGGAGGTTTAAGATTAGAACCTGTCTTTCGATTTAAATACTTACGCCCTTTTTCAGTAAGCCCACCTGTTTTACTTTTATGTTCTTTACGTAAAGAAACTGATTTTTTTCTACTCATGTCTACATACACACATCTTGATAATTATAATTAGAGCTACGTCGAAAGTTATTTAAGTCCTCTCCACGTTTGCTTTTGATAAACAGTGATTTAATTAGCTTAATCATTTTTTCTTATTCTTATTTTTCTTTTTCTTTTTTCCATATGTTTTACTCATTTTTTTACCATATCCATACATATTTAATCTCCTTTAATTGGTGGGTGTCTACCATTGTGCATGTGAGCCAGTGCATCTAAATTTTTATGTACGACTCGCATTTCAGTTCTAAGTTCAGATATTTCCCTATGTTGTTCTTCAAGTTTAGAGGGGGCTAGGATAGTTCCAAATACTTTATTCTGATGTTTTATCACAGCTCTATCTGCGTCGGCTTGGTCTATACGTGTGTTAACGTCATTTAATACTTTTTCTATTTGAGCGATGTCTTGAATAACTCTAGACAGTTGAGACTTGACTACTGCAAATGCTCCAGCTAATGATGCTAATAGTGTACCAAATTGTACAAGTTCTCTAATACCAAATTCCATGTTAGCTCACCGCTGGTCCTGATGTTGCTGCCCAATAGAGAAACCAACCAATTCCACCGGCAATGACTATAACGGCTAAACCTTTAGCAATTTCAAATAGAATAGCTTTTCTATGTTCAGCACGTTCTTCAGCATCAATCTTTTCCTGCTTCTCACGTTTCTTTTTATCGGCAATTCGTTTCTCACGTTCTTCCAGTATTAAATCCCAAGTAGATTTTTCACCTGGCTTAGACGGCCACTTTGAGTTAATCTCTGCCTTAAGATCGTCAAGTTGTTGCTTAAGTTGTTTTTCCTCTATAACCGCAGCAGCGGCAGATGACATTGATGTTTCTGAGCCATCATCTTTAGCTCGTTTCTGTAGTATACTTTTGTTTTTTCTACCAATTGAGCTACCGGCTTTGTGATCTTTATTATTTTCATGTTGTTCTTTTGCTTGGAATAAACCATCTAATCCATGAGCAATTTCCTGAACACCTTTAGCAGATTTTACTAGAGTTTTAGTGGCGGCTATGGCGGCAGCTATAGTAATTGGGTCCATACACTATCTCGCTCTTGCCTGTGCTACACCATCGCCACCAAATGGATGCTCTGCAAATGCTAGGTAGATGTAAGTTCCTCCAGTAGCATTTGTAGCTCCCTGAGTTCCACGCA